TCTCTGACTGTCCCTGATTCAGGAGTAATGACAGGTACGCCGACAATGCTGTGGGTTCCGTCAATGCATGGAGTAATGATTGACTCTGGCGTAAACAGTTACGCAATAGCGGTGATCCACAACTCAACAACTGCTCTCGGATGCTACGCACAAACTGCTTCTGGCACTTTTGTGACTTGGACTTCAGCAGTATCTTCAACCGTCCCATTCACAAGCGGAGTCAACGATTATCTCGAACTCTCTGGATATGTACAGGTGAACTAATGATCTCAGCAACATGCAAAAATACTGACTGCATAGAGTCAGACATCCTCTACAACTGTGAAGGATTCGCTGACCCGATTAAGTGCGGAACTTGTAACCAAGACTGCGAACTGACCGATCCCCGACCTGATCCCGAGCGACCAGCATGAAAACTCTTGCCGTGATTGCAGCTCTTGCCGTCGTCCTAATGTTTGTCGTCACAGGATGTAGCGACCGCGCTCGAAACAACTGCGAAAGCCAACCCACAGCGACAAGGTGCGAACAATGAAGAAATACACAAACTCAGAGATCAAAGCCAGACTCATCCTGATCGTCGGCATCACACTCTCGGCGACCTTCGTCATCTCCACAGCCTCACTCCTCTACGGCCTGCTGTTTGTTATTCAACCTTTGGAAGTCAGCCCTAATGATGAAAGTGCATGGTCGCTACTATCCCCGATGATGCTCTTCCTCACCGGAGCCCTATCAGGAATCCTCGCCAGCAACGGCCTCAAAGACAAAGGGGACAAAGATGAGTCCTAGACCGTACACAGGGAACAAAGACGGGAACCATCCGACACCACGTGCCGGCACAAAGCGTTTCGTCGAGTTCTGCGAGTACCTGTTCGGCGTGAAGAACATTGGCATCTATGCGAACCGTCCGATGCGTTCAGGATCATCGCTGTCCGTTCATGCGACATGGCGCGCTACAGACCTCAAAGGGACTAAGCCTCAACGGAAGGCCCTTGTGGAGTTTCTCTTTGAGCATCGTGACGATCTGAACATTGAAGAGATCCATGCTTACGATGGCACTGGATGCCCTTTGTCAGGTCTCACAAAGTGGGGAGCAGGCTACCGATGCGATCGTGACGCTTGGAAAGCTTGGACTGCCACACGCAACGGCGGAACACCCGGAGCCGACTGGACTCATGTTGAGATCTCGCCATTGATGGCAGATAATGCGAAGCTCGTAGAGGAAGCGTTCGCTCGAATCTTCGCCGGATGACTTGACATCGCGTCGCTCATTCGGTCAACTGATTGAGCCAAGAGAGCACAGCACAAGCTGAGCCCCGACACTGGAGGCACATAATGCACCCGTTCAAGTTCCTAGCCCTTGTGGCGTTCGCATATTTCAGTCTGGTCGTGGTCTTCGGATCATCGTCAGACTCACCGCCAGAGACCACGATCAAAGTGTCTCAGACCGTTCGGATCGTCCCGTTGACCGATGAGCAGATCGCAGACCAAGAAGCCCTCATCGCTCAGATGATCGCAGAAGAGAACGCAACTATCTACGATGAGCCCGTAGAGACCTCTACAACGTTCCCACAGCTCGCCCAGATAGATCCTGACACCAAGTGTCAGGAATGGCTACCGCTCGCCGTAGAGATGGGATGGCCCAACAGGACAGAAGTGTTGCAGACCCTCGGTCGCGTCATGTGGAAGGAATCGCGCTGTCAGTCAATTTCAGCCGATTCAGAAGTGTTTAATGGATCAGATCACGGTCTGACACAGATCAACCAGATTCACGAGGAATGGCTCTCGGAGATGGGATGGACGCTTGATGACATGGCAATCCCATCATCAAACCTTCGCTTCGCGTTCTTACTGTGGAATAGTCGAGAAGAAGCTGGGAAGTGTGGATGGCAACCTTGGAGCATCTCATGCTGAACAGCTTGAGTTGGCAAGAAGAAGCAGCTTGTCGTGATCTGCCTGTTGACTGGTTCTTCCCCGAGGCTGGTGCTGAAGCATGGAAACACCTTCGGAGAGCTGTCGCAGTTTGTGAGTCTTGTCCCGTGATAGATGACTGTCTCAAGTATGCACTGTCATTTGGCTATCGAGCCCTTCCGGGCATCTGGGGAGGAACATCGGAGAATCAGCGTCACAGCATGCTCATCTCTGACACACCCTTGCAGTAGTGTCGGATTATCCCACTAGGAAGGATTATCCAATGAACGACCCCGACGGAATGGTTCAGACGATCAGAGAGCAGGAAAAGCACATCGCCGATCTTGAGCTCCGACTGAAGATCAGAGACACACGCATCCGCTTCTGGCAAGGAATCGCAAGCGATCTCTACGACGAGCTCATCAGTTTCTACAAGCCTGCAAACGATCCGTTCGGATCAATGACATCCACGATCAACCGATTTGAGGAGGCTGAACGCTATGGATCTGAGTAACTATGTTGATGTCCCGACACGCTTCGCAGCTTTACTAGAGAAATGGCCTGAGCTTCGTATTAAGGAGCATCGCCCAGAGATCGTCACGATCGGCGACAAGACGTTCATCAGTGTCACGATGCAAGCATGGCGTACACCTGACGATCCAGTCCCATGTCAAGCGACCTGCTTTGAGCCGTACCCCGGCAAGACCTCCTTCACTCGAGACAGCGAGCAGATGAACGCGTCTACCTCATGTCTCGGACGCTTGGCAGGGCTCATGATGTCCTTCCCGAAGATGGCCTCGCTGGAGGAAGTGATTAACCGGCAGAAGGAACAGCAGAGTCCGAAGCCTGTGAAGCCTTGGGAAGCATCCGAAGGACAGCGACGACTACTCAGGGCTCTCGGCTATGCCGGCGAGGTTCCGTCTGGTCGTCTTGCGTTTGAGTCGCTGGTCGCTGATCTGAAGTCTAAGAAGATGACCGAGGGAGAAGCGTTCTGATGATTCGAGTCCAGATCACGGAGATGCTGATCTCTGACGCTGAGCTTTTGATGGACGACCATCAGTCATTCGGTGAGCGAGCAGATCATTACTCGGACGAGCAGTTGGTGATGGGCGCTCTTGGTGAAGCTGCACTTATTGACTACTGCTGGAATAACGATCTCCTTGCGTTTAAGAATGAGGGACGATCATCTGATGTCAGGCTTTACTCAGGTCAGACGATTGAGGTCAAAACTCAGAAGGTGTCAACTGCCCCAGAGATGCATTATCGCGTCAGTGTCGCATCGCGTACCGAAAACACTGAGAGATCAGACTTCTACTTCTTCACCCATTTACAGTATGTCGCCGGCAGACCTGAAGCCGTTTACCTTCTTGGCGGATGCTCATGGGACAAGTTCTGGAGGCTCTCCGAGAAGCATCTACAAGGCTCCCCAATGATGCGACACTATGCCGACGGTAATGAGGTCGCGAACGGCAGGTATTGGACGCTTGACACAAACCTTCTGCCGATCTCACAGCTCGCGCCACCAAGCGCCACCCTCAAACATTTCAAGTCCCTACAAGAGAAAGAATCAACCCAATGAACCCCGACAATGTATTCACAGAATGGATGCAACCCATCCGACCCTTAAGAGTCCTATTCCAATCAGGGGACTCGGATAATCCGAATCGGCACTACATCCACATCTTTGCACTCCGAACTGGAGGCCTTGAATGCGAGTATCTAAGCATTGACGGGATCTTCATCCAAGCGCGCTCAAAAAGTGTCATGTTCGCTGAGACTTTGATTGACGGTAACTGGTTAAGGCTCGGAGCATGATTCAGTATCAAGTCATCTGCATGCATCGAGTCGGCAACCCTCGCAAACTGACCGAAAGCCAAGCCTCAGAGCTGCACACCAACCCTCACGTCGTGATGACGCTCCTGAACCAAGATCAGCATCTTGACCGCTATGTCAAGGTCATCGTGGACGGTACTGTCGCCGGCTATCAGACCTACCGCCAAGGTAAGCGCGTCACAATAGAAGACATCGTATGAGCATCTATCGAGCGCCCAGACCAGAGTCAAACTGGACTCAGATCCGTAACGAGATCATTGAGGACTCGCGTCTGACCTTTAAGGCCACAGCAGTCCTCATCTTCGTCCTGTCCAAGCCCGACAACTGGAGAACATCCACACGACACCTCGCCAGTGTTAAACGCGAAGGGATAGATGCCATCAGGACAGCCATGACAGAGCTCGAGTCCGCCGGCTACATCAAGCGCCGAAGATACCAAGATGAAGGCGGTAAGTGGCAGTATGACACACTTGTCTTCGACACTCCACAGCGTGTGAATAACACTGTGCAAAACACATCACCGCAGGTCGCACCTCGTGGGGATAATCCCTACGGGGATAAACCCGATGTATATCAAGAACTAAAGAACAAAGACTATGAGATAGTCCCTATGCTCTCTCAAAGAGCAGATCACTCAGCCTGTGGACAATGCAGAGACACAGGCTGGCGCGTCATCAAAGGCTTAGACCTAGAGAAGTGCGGATGCCTCATCGGCATGGAGCTTCATGGCAGGTAACCCGATCTACGGAACGAAACGCTGGAAGGAAGTGCGCCGGCTTGTGCTCGAGGAGGATGGTGACTGCCATTGGTGCAGGCTTAAGGGCAAACGCACCAAGGCCACACAAGTAGATCACGTTGTAGAGCTTGATCGTGGAGGCGACCCCTACGACCGAGGG